TGTTTTGTATTTAAATAACTTTTTACACCACTAGCCATATAATATAATCTTACATAACCTGCTCCATCATCATCAAAAAAGAATTCGTTATCATTGTCTTTAATTTTAAATCCTGTTGAACTTAATATACCACCTGTACTTGCTAAATGTCCTTCGTGTGGATTATATAATGCATTTCTAAAATAAATATTATATTTAAACTTTGTTAAAATTATTGGTGTAAAATCTTTTCTTATTTTAACAGTTGTTATATTTGATAAAATACTTTCATCTGTTTCATCAATTAAACCTGTAACTTTTGAATATCTGAATATTGCGTCAAACTTTTGTAAAGTAGAAGCATTATAAATTATTAACTTATCAAGAACTTCTACCTTTAAAGTATCAGCAGTTTTTGCTGTTGCTTTTTCATCATACTTAACAGTTGAAGTAACTAATACGGATGTTGTTTCTGGATCTTTTATAACTGGTCTTACTGAAGCAACATTATAAGGTTTTAATTGAGTTACAATATCTGATTTCGTTGTATCAGTTAACGTAGAACCTGAAGCAGCTTTAATAGAAATATTTACAACACCATATTGTGGAGTTTCATCATCTTCACCACCCCACGCACTTATTGATAATGCATTTGGATAAATTGATTTAACCAATGTTTCATAATCAGTTGCTGTAACTGCTCTATCTTGAGCTGTGTATTGTAGAGGTGCATTAAATTTTATTGATTCATTTGTTTCACCTTCTGACCCTCCTTGAGAATTTGAATCAGTTGAAATAGTAACGTTTGTATAACCACCAATGTTTCCATTTAATGCAAACGTTGAAGCTCCATTTGAATCTGTTCTATTAGTGATAACATATTCCATAATAACTATATTATCATCACTTAATTTTTTACCTGTTACACCATCACCAAAATAAATTTGAAATTTTCCATCAACTGTTTCTTGTATAAAATAAACTTTTGAATCACTTGCTACACTATTATAACCACCTGCTAAACTATAAACTGCTTGTGTAGTATCTGTATTACTATTTTGAACTGTAATTTTTAATGTTGATGTATCTGCTGTATTAGTTGGTATAAGTAATTTTTGGTCTGGATCATTTACGTCATAAAGATATTTAAATGTAACTAACGTTCCTTCATAAAGTGTAACATTTTTAAATTCGTAAATACCATCAACTGGTGTAATTGTTATATCTTCATTTGTTACATATTGATATTCTATTTTATCAACTGTAGTTGAGAACACTGTTCCTTTCTGCATTGTTACAGATGAACCAACTGCGTCATTTAATTTAATATCAATAGACGCTCTAGGTGCTCTAGGTGATGTAGGTGTATAACCTAACATCTTTGCTAATGATACAATATTATTTCTAATATCAGCACTATCCAAATATAATTCGTTAGTTGACATATTAGCAATATATGACAAATAGTGAGTGTTGTAAGATAGTACATCTAATAGAATTGAAAGTCCAGAACCATCAAAGTCATAATCTTGAAATTGTGTTTGACTTTGTAAAAATGTTTTTAGATTTGCTTTGATTGCGTCAAAATCTAATTCTGATATTTGTAATTTATGTTGTGACATTTTATCTTAACCTTTGTAATTGTACATTAACTATTTGTGGAAGAGAAATACCTACAATATAAAAATGTATATCTACTCGTAATCTATTGCTATCTATATCTTCAGTAATACCTGGATTCATTGATTCAAAAGTATCATCATTAATTATAATTGAAGTTAAAGAAATTCTTGGTTCATTATTTACCAAAACTTCTTCTATTTTTCTTTTTAAAAATATTGCTGTTAATGGTGTATAATTTTCAAAAAGAAGTTGTCTTATTCCACAACCTAATTCAGGATGGAAGAGTCTTTCATAAAAGTTTGTTTGTACTAAATTTTTTACAGACCTTTTAATTGCTATAACATCTTCAACAGTATTAACATCATTAGTAACTATATTTCTACCAAAATCCAAATCTATATCTTTGAATTTCCTAGATTGTTTAGTACTAGTACTTTTTACACTGGGAATCCAGTTTCCTAAAAATGCTTGATTTGATTGTGCCATATACAATATTTATACGTCTACCCAGCGAAAACTGTATCTGATCCTTTAGTCATTTGTCCTGCGTCTGTACTATCACCAAGTCTTGCAATAGGCAATCCTACTACACTAACTGTTGAAGAACCTACATTAACAACAGCAACGTGTGGAGCGCAAGGAGGTGATGGTGGAAAAGGATGTGATATAGTTTTATCTGTTTTTCTTGCTATTAAAATACTATTTGCGAAAACTGTACTTTGAGTAGGAGTATCTAATATAGTTGTTGAGGCACAAATATGGCCTGTTGCTAAACTATCCCCTTTTCTACTTACTGCTGGCATTACTTTATTTTAATTCCACTGTTCCGCCAGCTTCTTCTAATATTTGTTTAAGTTTTTCTGCGTCTGCTTTATCTAAATCTTCTTTAACTGCTTTAGGTAAGTCTTCTGCAAAGTTTTTAGCTTCAATTAACCCTAATTCTAATATAGGTCTAATTGCTTTAATAATAGGTATCTTTTTACCTGGTGCAAATCCTGTTAAAATCACTTTAACTAAACTTGTTTCTTCATCTACAACATTTACTGGTGCAGGTGCTGAAGTTAAAGCTGATAAATCTAAATTCCAGACCTTTTCCAATTTTTTAGATAATTCTCCAGCTTCAATAACTGTTAATTTACCCAATTGCTCTACTAAACTATCTAATTGACTTGCCATCTTTAAAACTCCTATTTTGTAAATTACCTTTTTTGTTATTATAGGTACAATATCCATTAAATTTAGGATATTTCATTAATAAACTTTTTTTAAATTTTTTAAAACTCATCGCTTGCATAATTTCAGCGGTTCCGTCATCTTTTGTAACTGTATATTCAAATTTCATTATTTTTTTTCCAATTGTTTACTATATTTATTAAAAATTACAAGAAACTTGAGCAACTTGGTTTACGATTCGTTCTAAATCATTAACCCAATGACATTTTTGCAATTTTACGCAAGAAATTAAGAAAATAGAACAAAATATGAACAAAAATATTGCTAACTTGTTGATTTTACTCACTTTTTACTCCATTTTCTTCTTGACTCTCCCATATATTTAGTGTAGTATATACCTAATTATGATTACTTCATTTTTTATACTAATGTTTTCTATGATAGTTGCAATATATCTATTATCAAAAATATTATTACATTAATACGTTGAAAAGGAAAATACTATGAAAAAACTATTAGAATATTTAACAATTATTTGTTCTATATTAGGTACTTTTATGTTAATTGGCGCTGTTGGCGCAATTGACGGTGGATATCACGGAATACCTATGAACGATAATTGGTTTTTGTGTGGTACTTTGTCATTGTTAGGTATTGCTATGTTTATTTTAGCACTATACTCACAAACATTGTATTCTGAACAAAATTAAACATCTACCTTTTTATTTTTAGCACCTACAGTATAGCCAATTCCAAAAGATATGGCTATTACTGTACAAATGGCTAATATGTGCCATATCCAAAACATCATTGTTGTTTCCTTTCAAATATTAGTCCAGTATCTTTCCAAAACTCTCTTTTCATTGTACTAACTTCTTTAGATTCATTTGTTAATTGTTCATCATATGTAAAACCATATTTCTTATATAAATTTATCCAATATTCTAATGGTTTACAATTAACGTGGTGATGTCCTGGTTTACCAATATCTGAATACGTCATAAACACATATCTACCTCTTTGTGTTAAACTCATCCAATTATCTACATACTTCTCTTCAATATGTTCCACAAATTCAACACACCATATCAAATCAAACTCCGCAGTTAAATAATATTTCTGGAAATTTTCCAATTTTCCTTTAGTAAAGTCGTGGACCACAAATAGTTCAGGTCGTTCTCTTACTAACGTAAAATCACCATCAACTCCTATTACAGATAATCCTAATTTTTGTGCTTCATATACTTGCCCACCTGGACCACAACCTAAATCTAACATTGATTTAACGTTTAATTTATCTTTAGCCCATTTCAACAAACCTACATCTATATGTGTTCTGCCTTTATGTCCACCTAAATGTTTTGGTAATGGGAACGCCTCTTCAAACACTGTTACCTTTTTTCTTTAATAAGTTTATCTTTTAACCTTAACTTCATCTTCTTCAAATCTTTTAATGATTTCCACGCACTAAACGTTCTATCTAATTGTCTTGTTGTTTCTGCTTCATTAACTTTACTTTTCAATTCTTTATGTTCTTTTTTAAATGGATTTAAATTCATCTTTTTTTAACCTCTCTTAATCTAGGATTTTGACCTTTCGGCCATTCCATATTAATTGTTAAAGTTGAATTATCTTTTTTAAGTATTCTGATTTGATGACCATTGGGAGTAGAATTATCCCAATATCTTTCGTAGTTGTCTATATCAATCACTTCATCTTTAATGCCTTCAACATCATCAAACATTGCCATATTAGGTGTATTGTTTGCTACATCATCTAAAAATTTATTCGTTTCTTCTTCTTCGTCTTCTTCTTCTTCTTTTTTTCTTTGTGCTTGTTCCATAGCAAACCCTTCTGCTAAGAGTTCGGAAGTAGTTGGTTCTTTTTTAACTATTTCGGTAGGGACGCCAGTACCATCATTTTTAATTTTAAAGTCAAGGTCTTCTTTCGTAGGAACACCATACTTATCTTCAATAGCTCTTTTACCTGCGTCTTCTTCTTGTGCTATCTTTTGTGCAAAGTTTTCAATATCTTTTCCATACTTATTTTTCATAGGCTTCACTCCTTCTTTATAATACTACTATTTATATAGGTTTCACAGAACGTCAACCTAGAGGCGCTCCGAGCCTTTTAGATTCGAAAATTTCCACGCTTGACATTACCATTAACTCTTATAAATATTAGTTTAGAATGGACGTGCCTTCTAAAAACAAAATCATAATAGAATCAAGCCATCATAGTCACTGCTTCGCTGACGTTGACTTTATTGTTTATTGCCAAAAGGCCTTATACAGTAGGTCACCGTATAGAGTTAGAATAGTAGATTGGGAACCCGAATACTGTATCGCTTACATTAAAACGTTAAGACAACACCAC